CTGCAAGGGCGACAGCATGGAGCCCCGCATCCACGACGGTGATCTGGTGGCGATTCGCAGCCAGCCGGAGGTGGAGCAGGGAGAAATCGCAGCGGTGCGCATCGGCGATGAAGCTACCCTGAAGCATGTGTATCTTCACGAAAACTTTATAGAGCTCCGCCCGGAAAACCCGGCGTTTGAGAGCATTATCCTTACCAAAGAGAAAATGAACACCGTTGTGATCGAAGGCAAAGCTGTGGGGCTCTGCCGAGATATATGAGGTGAATGCTATGACATTTTACGAGAAGTATTTGGAACTATGTGCCAGTGTGGACAAGACCCCGTCCGGTGCAGCGTTAGAGATGGGTCTTTCTAAGCCAACCGTGAACCGCTGGAAAAATGGCGGTGGTATTACAGATGCTACTGCCAGAAAGGTTGCAGCATATTTTGGCGTTCCTGTTGACTGTCTAACCAGAGAGACCGATGACCCCGCCCCTGAGCAAAAAGAAAAAGCCCCCCAGTCAGACGTTGACCGCCTGATGGAGGGCTTGAATGCCGAAAGTATACGGAAACTGAGAGAGTATGCAGAGCTGCTCCTGCTTGGGCAGGAAAAAGAAGAAAAGAAACCTTAAAGCGCAGACATCCTACTATAATAATAGTGTAAAAATGTACAAAAGTGTTGTAAATATCACTTATAAGTGCTATAATAGCATAGGCGCAGACAGGATGTGGTTATATTGAATGATCTTGAAACACTGCTGCAACTAGTGATGTTGCTTGCAAAATATGGAAATTCAGTTATTGTTCATGATGTTTTCCGAGATGA